CCCAGCACCAGTTGCTCCCTTACCATAGATGACGACAGCGGAGGAAAAACCACTAGCATCTGCAGCCAATGTAGAACTAGCTTTGAATGTTACTGGCACCACATCTCCCACAGGAGTAGGGTAGCGGGTTGGAATACCAAATCTACCTGCCGTGTAGGCTTGTAACTGCTTTCCACCCTTCCTCTTGGAGGCTGTCATCTTCTTCTTCTGCGTCATTGGTTGCTTACGCATCTGATTTTTGTTTTTATTTTGTACCATCTTTCAACAAACCTACTACCAATTCGATTTGTCATTTACAGGCTTAGAAGGGAGCAGTACCAACCGTCATGACTTCTCGAGACTCAACACGAGCCTCAAACTGCCAACTCCGGTAGTACTCCTCGAGTGCTTCCTGCTCATCAGGGGTGACTCCAAATGCGACATAGAATGAATATCTTGCGTCTTCTGAAACTGGGGCTTCCTTAGGGTGCAACCCCTTGGCCATGTGGGTCATGCCACACTGCCAGCCCACGCTGTTCTTGATATCACTCTTCTCACCATGGCGGATGTACGCTTTGTACATTTCCTGAAACACAGGAATTCCGCTTGTTAGGCTGAGTCCACATTCTCCTACCGCACCGAGCCATTTTGCAGCAGCTCCTGGTGACGATATGTCAAACAAACACATTGTGTCTTTTTCACGTGCCTTCTCGAAATTCCTGCACATGATGAGCCCATTGGCTCCCCACACTGGTTTGCATTGGCAAAACTCTACCTGGTGTAGCTCGGTAACTGGTGCCTCCTTGGTCATGACAAACCCCATGTCATCAAACCAGGCATCCAATCCTTGTCCGAACTTTGCTAGGTCTCTTTGCTCCATAAAAACAACACAATCATCCCCATTGTTTACGAGCTCGAGTTTTACCCCCCTCTCCTGTCCATACGCGTGGATCATAGCACACATGATTAAGCAGTTTCCTAGGGCCGTATTCATATCTCCACTGAACCGTTTACCCTCCACCGAGTATTTCACCGTGCCATCATCACACCGGCCGAAGCCAATGTTGTGGATCTGCCACCTGAGGAGTTTTCTTAACTCCGGGGAACGGAACATTGCATTATATATGCTGTGCTCCCACGCTAGCATCTCCTTGCTGACGTGCTGGTCAAATCTACTGGCATCTAGACCCAACGCCACCGGTTTTTCGAAAGATTCGAATTTTTGCCTGAGTATATCAGCAGTCTCTACTGCATTGAAACCCTTTAGCACTATCGGTGTGTCAGATCCAAAGACCTGTTGAATGGCCTTGTAGATCTTGTGTTCCACAGGTTTTAGATACCTCCCCACTCCCACGTTGTAGACAGGCCTTCTAGGCTGTATACACCTTGGTGCCTTATCTCCTGGTACCTTCTCGCACTTAACAAAGCTATCGCTGTATGCGTCGCGTCTGCGAACACCGTTGATAGTGTAATCCTCTACCGCTCTTTCATAGATGGTTCGTTTACGTCCCGTGTACATCTGGGCAAAAGCCTCAGGGGAAACAGGGGAGGAAGTTCCGAGCCGTCTAAGCAAGCGCTTCCGAAAATCACGGAGCCTATCGTTAACAACGACAGGATCCGGATCCTCAACAAGTCGATACTCCCCATCGACCTTGTGGTAGAAAACCCGCTCCAGCAATGCTGTGTTAAGGGTGTTGATGTCGGGATCATTGCATGTTAACGTTCGCTTATTTCCAGAGATCCCTTCTACTACGTAGATCTGGCGCGAACGGCAAGCGGCCTGAGCGTTTCGCTCCATGATCAGCCGCGGATGCGACAACGCCGAAACGTGTCGCTCGCCATGGAGCACGCCCAAGCCACTTCAGGCCTGGTTGAATCCAGCCATCTCGAGCAGCAAGGAAA